GTCCTGGAATGGTATGGCGGTCCCGTCATACAACAAGCGCTGAAACTTGTCGGTTATGAAGTGACCGACGCAAAGAAGCGCCCTGAAATACCACAGAGTGTTCAGTTTTCTGAACTGACTTTTCTAAAAAGTCCTTTTGTCTACTCGAGAGAACACAAAGTGTGGTTAGCACCCCTCCCCAAGAAGGACATTTACAAGGAGCTGAAGTATGCACCGAAGCAAGTAATTGGGGATGAGCTTGATCTGCGTCAACGTGTGAGTGTAACAACAAGGTTCATGGCCCACCATGGCCATGATGCATACGTGCAGTTCAAGACTGAACTGTTCGAGGTTGGAATTCCATCCTCCTGGTTGACAAAAACATTCGACCAACACATGATTGAGATTTCGGATAAGCAGAACGATTTCTGCTTCACTGACGTCTAATCAACCAACGGAAGTAAACTAAGGTTTTTCGGATTTTTGATTTTTAACTTTTTCATATGTATCCTAATTTTTTACTTAGTATATAACCTTTTTCGCATTTTATTGACACTTAATTGTCAAACGTATTGGATCATCGTGACATTCATGTTGGGCTTTTTCGTATAAGACCTAGTAGAGATACTTAATATCATCTCGTAATTCTAATGTCTTAAGTCAATAATCGAAACAACTGCGTACGTTGTACAAGAGAACTTTCTATAACGTAACTTAAAACTTTATTAATATAATAATCTTATTCTAGTAATTAGAATGAATAAGAATTTATTATTTTTAGGGTATAAACTTTATTATATTTTTATTTTTAGCATAAATATTAATTTCTTAAGTATGTGGCAACTACATCTTAGTTGCAATTCTTTATCTCTACTTAGATAATCCGCCGAATTCTGGTCTTACAGTAACGGTGGGGGAGGCGTGTAGAGCGACCGAAAGTATTCTCTTGTGGTCGTTTCTTACGTTCTTGATCTGAAGCATCCTATGGACGTGGTAGAACAATGGTATAAGGCAAGAAGCATCCATTGACTATCGTTTTCTAAGGGGACGAACTTCTGTTATCTTCGTATTCTATAAATATAAAATAAATCTAATTAACACAAAAACAACAAATAATTCTAATTTAAAAA